ATGTTTTACCTGGTGCTAAAGTTGTATCCCTTGCCCAGTCTTCTGCGTTTACAAATGTAAACTTGTGCTGTTCAGCTGGTACTACTTTCTTCTGCTCTGACAATTTAATGATGAATAGAGCAAAGATTGCGGACCATGCTAGGATCATGATGATTGATATTTGTTTCATTATTCTGATTTATAGTTTTCGTTATAGTAATCTATGAATGCTTGCCTATCTCCAGTCTCACAATACAAACCTGCTACCCATGTTTTTTCCATCTGCTCTTTCTCCATTTCTTTGGCTTGTTCAAATATTCTCAATACATAATCAGATATATTATCCTCATTGTAAAATGTATATAATATATAATCTACTGCTGTCTGTTTCATATTAAAAAGGTGCTTTATCAATTGTTTGTAAATTATCCCATTCAGATTCTTTCTTTTGATCAGTGACATATTCAATGTATGGGATAGATCCATTCTGCTTGCCTGATTCTACTCTTGTAAGTTTACCTTTTTTAACAAGATAATCTCCATATTTTCTGATTCTGCCTGATGTATATTTTTGGCTGAATTTTCTGTATGTTGGATAGTGTTCACAGAATTTCTCGAACATATCTTTAAGAACCATTCTTTCATTGAATTTCATGTTCTCATTTATCCAGCTATAGAAGTCATGACCTATCTCTGACATCAATCTCTTCTCATCTAAGTTGACAGAAACATAATTCACTATTCCATTCTGTAAATAATACTGAACGCATTCAATCATAAAGTTGTCAAACTTTGACCATTCAGATTGATCCCAGTCATAAAACAAGTTCCTACCAAAGTCATGATATGGTGTAAACTTTTTGTCATAGTAATTGTGCAGCTCAATCTCAAACTTTCTACGTTCATGAGAATTCCCTTCACCTTTCAAAACATAATTTGTAGGGATGGCAATCTTTGGAGTTCTATCTTTCTCAATAAAAAACTCATCCTTATTTTTCTTGTTGACTGGCATCCCATCAGTTACAATACTGAATAGCTTTTCGAAGTCAAAGTTTTCATTTACGTCATCAAATATAAGTATCTGAGTATCAAGGCTGACTCTCTGAAATGCAAAGTCTTTTGATGGATCAAAGTTCTTTCCATTGATAGTACATGTATTTTTAAACTTACTTAGAGCTTCAGTGACTATACCCTTTCCAGTTCCTCCCTGCGGATTGTCAGATATATCCTCATCATTTAGGATAATAGCTGGAGAGAAATATGGATTCTTATAAGTATGCAGCATGTATCCGATGACTGATCTGAATGAATCATATCTATCTTGAGTCTTGCTGATGTTGAAAATAAACTGTTGAAAGTCACATTTAGTGGTAGCCTTTTTATATTCTCTATCTATTACTTGCTTATCCCAAACATGTTGAATGAAGTCAACATATTGCTTCTCTTCTACTGAGTCCGCAGTGATTTCAACAAGACAATTTTTATAGAATAGATATGCTTTATCTTTAACATCTCTGATAAAATCAACATCCTTTGATTTCATATAGCTCAGAAAGTCACGTTTGAAATACTTTGTAACTGATGCCATGAAGTCAAAGATCACTGGATCACCTTGCTTCTCAACATGGTCCAGTACAAAATCTTTTATCAGATCCTCATTGATTTCCTTTACGAAATTGTTTTCAACTTTTACAAACAAATATGAAAGCTCAGAATTATGATACTTAAAAAATCCATTTTCAGCGAGAAAGTCTCTGTACAAAGTAGGTGATAGACTAACTTTGCCCTTGTCATTTTTCCTCCAAAAGTTTTTAAGTTCACTCTCAGCCTTGTCCATGATGATCTCAACCTCATCCTCTGAGTATTCTTTCAGTTTAGACTTAATTGTCTTAGGCTTTTCACCTTGCTTGAGTTCATTCTTGACGTAGTTAATTATCTCTTTGTCTTCAAATTGTGATGTGCCAAAGCCTGACTTATCTCTATATCCTGACTTGATGCACTGTAACAGCTCATCTCTTCCAAGCACATCCACATAATTAGTTAGGATATAGTTCTCACATTCACTTTGTTGAATCCCATACCTATTGAATGCTGATGCCAGGTTAAAAAAGCTGTTGTTTCTGTTGCCTTCTGACAGCTGGTACTTAGAATCAAACCACTTTTGTATGTTCTGAATAATCTTATTGGTTGACCTCATTGGTATTGTGGCCACATAAGTGACATCAATATCTTCTACCTCTTCAATGATGCTCAGATATACCTCACTATTATTGTTGACATAGATGTCCGGATCATAAGAATCAAAACAATTCCTAGATATATTGATCGAGCTGTTATCCCAGTATTCAGAATCAAAGTGATTCTTTAAAGATAGAAAGTGCTTTCTGTGATTCTCAATTACATCTGTAATCTTCACCACTACTTTCAGTCCTTTGCCTGATGGGGATGTAAACAGAATGTAAACATAAGGATCTGAGCACAGTTTCTTTCTGTGATCTGACATCACCTCATCACTGGGATATTTATCAAAGTCCAAACATATTAAACCTGAATGAGTTTTGATTCCAGCATCATTACCATACTCAAAGATTCCTGACCATCTGTAAACTGGTAGTTTATTTTTCTCACTGGTATACTCATCCTTTCCAAGAGTTCTCATCTTTAGGATGCGATCCTTGTATCTGCTGTTCTTTATTCTTTCAATGGCTGTCTCTACACTGATGTAGTTTTTATCAAAAGTTTGCTGTACTGATTTATAGATTGATATCATATCTCTTCAATGCTTTTAGTTACTAAATAATGAGTGACAATGTACTCATTCAAGTATTCCCATAAAGCATTTATAGATTTTTTTTCATGAGATAGTGGCATCTCATTCCAGTACACCTCTAAGTCACCTTTGTGATCCTTTAGCAAGTCAATTTTATTATCATCAATCAAAGCAGATTGCTTGATAAAATTTGACAGCGCTGTCATTCTTTCATTTTGATAGCTCATTCCTGATCCATCAGTTCTTACATGTTTCATGTGCAAGTTGTTTAAATAAAAAGGCCCTCTCAGTGTTCGTGACGCCCCACTACTAACTGAAAGAGCCTTCAATAAGTTCTTTCTAATCCTGGGCGTAGGATATGCAAATGTAAATAAATTTTTCTAAAGTCAATTCACTGCCGATTTATTTTTATACATCCGATTCATTGCCGATTTATTTCTGTTGTAACTATCTGATAATCAATCAACAGCCGATTTTCCAATCTTTTTTGCAGTTTTTTGAAAAAAATGTTTTTTTACCATTTCTAAAAAAAATAAATATATATAGAATAGGCAGTGATGTAATCGGCAATCAGATTATTCATACAGCTGCACCCATTCTGTGAGCTTGGCAATGAAATCATAATCATCAATTATAATCAAGCCAGATGGGGATCTTTCAATCGGACAATCAAAGTCTTCTCTGAGCATGAAGAGATCTTTCTCAATGGATGACTTGCTAAAGTTATCGGATAGAATGTAATTTACTTTGCTGTGCAATCTTTCAGTTGTATATGCTCTTTGTTGAAGGCAATATACAATAGCCGACATTCGTCTTAATTTGTGCCTCATATCAATTGTTTTAGGTCTTCCTTAGTTATGTATCCATTCCTATTAAGAAAGTGGCTAGAATCGGCTGTATTGAGCTTGATTGTTAATGTAACTGTATTGGCTGATATATTATCCACATACATCCACACTTTCTCATCCTCCATTTCAATCAGATAATCTTCATGCACTTCCTTGTGTAGCTCATTGATAGTCCTTAGATATTCATAATCTTTGGCCTTCATCCATACATTGTGTTGCTTGAGTCCATGCAATACTGAGCAGTGATCCATATTAAACATTTCACCAATGGCTGAAAGGCTGTGCCATCTTCGCAGCTCTGACCAGAGATAGTATCTCTTATAAACCAGCTCTCTCTTTCTATTCCTTACTTTGAGACCATGCTTCTCAGCTAGATCCATTATCATTGATGTATTCATATCTCTTCTATTTTATATCCCCATTGAATGTATTGATCAAGAGTATCAAGCTCATCTACTGGATGATCATATCCCTCTTGCCTAAGATACCCATGTGCATCTGCATAGCAATGCCACCAGGTACCGCCTTCAGGCTCAACAGAATCCTCAAGCCAAACTCTATATTTTTTGAATGGAATCATTTGCCATCTGTTACCTGATGCAGCTGCACCATTGTATTTCTTTAGATACTTAGCCACATCATTTGTGAAGACTGTCTTCTCATGTATGCTGCCAGTAATTGGATGAGTGATTGTGAATTTTACTGGTATTCGTTTAGTTGCTTTTTTCATATCTCTTGCACTGCTTTAATTAATGGCGGCCAAATGTCAGCCTTTTTGATTGCATCCTCTCTGCTGTTAGCTTGTAGCACTCTATAGCCATCTTGCCATTTAGATTTGCTGTTGAGCTTGAATTTATAAGTTATCTTGAATGTCTTCATCTGTGCTCTTTGATTTGATTATAAAATATACTATCATTCCAATGGTCCATGCTATGGCCACAAAGATACCGGTCCATTTAAACCAGTGCCAAACTCCCCACCAAAATAGAAATGCACTACAGAATAGGAGTAAAAATGTTGCTGCTGCTTTCATGCTCTTGCTTTTAAAAATTGTTCATATAACTTGACATTGAATGATGAACTTTTAACATCATCCGATTCTTTTGATTTCCACCATTTAATCATTCTGTTGACTGGTGATCTGAATGATACAAACTCATTCTCTTTTTTGTTTTCTTTTTTCATGGTACTTAGATTAAAATTAAACATACTCTTGATATCTCTGTTGATATAACTGCATACGTCTTTAGCAGCATATTGATTTGATCTGAGATATTATTGTGCTTGACTAGATAGTCTTCATATTCTTTGTGTGAGATGAAATCTATACATTGCTTGTAGAATGTCTCTTCACACATCTGCTCATCCTGAAGATCTTGGATTTGCTTTCTTGTATCACTCAATAATACAGTGAGCTTGTCAATTTTTACTATTTTTTCTTTCATCATTTGTGGTTTTGATATGGTCAAAGATAGGTATTGTTTTTATATATGCAAATAATTATCATAATTTATTCACATTTTTTTTATTGGCCCACAAAAAAGAGCAGCCATTGCTGACTGCTCTCACCTAATTACCACATTTGATGGCTTTACGAAAAAGCTAGGTACTGGGTTGCCCCATTTATCTTCTTGGCCTTTAGTATTTGACCTCTATTTCCTTTTGCTTTGTAGCTGACATGTACCCAATCAGGCTGTGAGTCATTACCAAACTCCCATATCATCTGATCAAAGGTAATATTTTGCTTGATATATTCAAAGATTTCTGCATTTGTTATCTTGCCATATCTATCAGCATCAAGATCCATCGCTTGAGCTTTGCAATGCTGCGAGCTGGCACTCCCCTTCACAGCACGATTCAAGGCACCGGAACGGTAGCCGGATGAGATATGAATGGGCACTCCAAAATGATTCCTTAATGGCTCAAATACTTTCTCACATAGCAGCTTAGCAGATGCCAGGTGAATGGGATCAGTGATAGTATTATCAATGCCTCTTCTCTTAGCAGTATCTGAGTGGCAGAATTCTGCTAGTGTGACGTGTTCACTTAGCATCTTCCTTAGTAAGTTGAGATAATGTAGCTGTCACCGTACCAGCCGCCACAAGATATCCTCCAGCAGTTACTACAGCAGCTGGCAATGCCACTGGTAATGCTACAATAGTGCCACCGATCACACCCAGTGCAATACCAATCTTCTGTACTTTCTGCCAAAACTTAGGAGTCTTAGCTTGCCATCTTTCTTTTAGTTCCATATTCTAGTTCTTTAGGTAGTATTGCCGCCATCAATTCAGGATATTTTACTGATGAATGCATATCATTATCTGATGTTTGAATGCGATCCTCAAGGCAGTCATATAGTTTGGACTCAACTCTCTCTAGTTTACCCTCAACCATTTCAAGTCTACTGGTAAAATAATTAAACATTAAGACGACAATCAGAGTTAATACCCCTATCATCCCATTCTTTTTAACTACTGTAGCTATTGCAATTGGATCCATATTAAAATATGTAGATTTGTTCCAAAATATTTATTTTATGCTGGTATCTTAATTATAGAAACATTCAAATCTGATATCCTTACATCTGTTGAGGTAGAATTTTTTACGAATAATTCTATATAATCATTTGAAATAAGTTCTAATTGTGCTTGTGTGCTTCCTGGATATTCTTGGTTTGTTGTTGCAGTTCTGATAGTCATTTCTGTTTCTGTTTGAATAGTTCCGTTTTTTGCAACACCAATAGATATCACTTGATTTGCTGCGGATGACCTAACACTAGCATTTACAATAATTAAAAAAGATGTGCTAAAAGCTCCAGTATATGTTAGCCTATTATTGGAATGAGTAAACTTTGAGTTATTTGCACTTGCCGTTGTAGTGCCTAGAGCCTTTACCCATACATTCACATTTGGCACACCTATAGTTGTATCTGTAGTATTGTTTACCATATAGTAAAAGCCTCGTGTAGTTGTATTTGTAATTCCAACACAAGAAGTGAACAAAGCCTTATTTAAAGTGTGAGTAACACCAGTAACATATGTGCCGCCACCACTAAAATTAACCGTATCTAAGATGTATCTTTCATCAGATATTGTAGCACTTGTTGAAACATTTATACCAGTCTCTCCACTTAAGATAACAAAAGATGAATATATTATCCTGAATCTTCTTGATACGCTTAATGTACTTGCAAGTGTTATAGCTGTTTTTGTTGACCTACAATCAAAAAGACAGTTGCTCATTCCTATAGTTCCTATCGTTCCATCAAAGGTTAATCCACCACTATTTAAAAAGGCACTATCACCCATTATAAAATTGCTGTAATCTTTTATAGTTCCTATAGTTGCGCAATCTGTAAAGTTTACACCAAACCAATCTAATGCCGTTGTAGTTCCATCTCCATCAAGATTCAAAGCAATATCAGCCTCAATAGTTATATGGCGCATAGGCATTGAATAAACAGATGTTATCAAAGCCGTACCCACAAGTCCAGTTGATTTGATTCTGCAATTCTCAGATGAACCTCCTAGTATTGTAGTGTTTATACCACATACTAATCTATCTCCCAATAAGTCAACAGTAGTTGTAAAAAAATAGGTGACATTAGAATCCAATGTAATTACACCACTTGATGGAGCTGGTAGATCCTCCTTAGCTGTTATAAAAACAATACTACCATCAGTCAATCCTCCTCCTCCTAGAAAGTAATTCCCAGCACCAAGTAAACTAATTTGATTGATTGATTTGATATTTGTACCACTGATTAGATTATTCTGTTTATCAGAATCAAGTGTAGTTAGATCAGATTGTAATTGATCACTTTCTGTCTGAAGATCTACAATTTGCTTTTTAAACCTATCAAATATGTTAAATGGCAAACTCATTAGTATATCTTATTCAATATGAATATATCACTATAGATATTGTTCCCAGCAGAAGCAGCTCCCCATTGAGCTGTTACATTTAATACATTAGAAATTGTTGTATCAAATGTTGTATTATTCACTGCATTAAATCCAAATCCTTGCACAGAAGCGTTGTTAGTCTTTGTGTAATGAAACGAACCTAAACTTACAATCGATGCTACACCAGCTGCGCCAATAGCTCTGATGGTAAAGTCAATATTTAAAGACCAAACATCATTTATAACACTACTGCCTAGATTCTGTGCACCACTATCTAATAGAACAATAGATCCAGCCTTAACTCTAATTCTTATAGTTTGATTATTATTAGCATTCACTACACCACCGAACACAGCTCTGAAAGAATCACCTACTTGAAATCCATTTGCTGGTATAGTCAATGTACCAACACCGCCATTGATAAGACTGCTTTCCGCAGTTGTGTTAGTAATTAAAGTGCTGTTTGCAGTCTGAGCAAAGAGTCCATAAGATACTGTCGCTGGCGCACCTGGTATAGTTACTACTGTCTCACCTCCTGAATCAGCAGCTGTCACACCAGCACCAGCGAATTTCAATACTGACCTTTGAGTCAGTGCTGTGCTTTCATCCTTAACTGTCTTATATCCAGTGGTAGTGATATTAATATCTGTAGTTGCCATTAGCTTAGTGTTATATTGATTGTATTATTTACATTAGTTGCTTGAAAGAAAGTGTCCTCTAGTACCCCATCCACATAGATATTAAACTCAGTGATAGGATCACAGTCAGCACCGCCACCACTGGCAGCTCCATTCTCAAAATCATAGTCATCATAAGGGATGGCACACCAATCCTCTGCATCAAAGATATTCAAAGATAGTAGCATAGTCCATCCAGCTACCATGTCTTGACCTTGATTGATGAAAGGATCTGTTGCTATCTCAGCTGTGACATCAGCAAATTCAGTCCATCTGTACTGCTGTAAAGTAGTCTTGATATCATTGCATATCAATAGGCAATCTGAATGGACCTCATTGATTTGTCTATAGTTTGAAAGATTGTATTTATCACAGATAGTGATGACGATATTTACTCTGACATATCCGGCACCCATTCCACCAGGTTGCAATGTTGCCACCATGAGAGGATACTCAGCAGCATCTCTGCTGATTGCATCAAGGAAGTCACCTTGAAAAAACTCATTTATTTGCCGATGCTGTGTTGCGATCTCTTGCAGCTCCAGCATTATTTGGTTTAGAGTCTTTTCCATTTAGGTATGTTTTGAGTTTGTCAATCTGTTTTTTACTAGCTGTGAATTTTTTCATACTATCCATCCAAAAGGTTTATATCCAGTCTGATCCTTAGTAACTGATTCATTGCACTCGTTATTTTCACAGCACAATAGATACTCAGGATACTTGACTCCATTGTCATCTTTCAAGAATCCAATCAGTCTCTGCTTGTAAAAGTACGCATCTTTCCGTAGCATATCTCTAAGATGTGCTGTTTCTGTATCTGTATTGGCTGTCATTGTCTCATCTGACTGGCGGCCTACAGCTTTATTAGTTAGCTTCTCATTGAGTATTGCAGCTGATCTGAAGTCAACAAATGCTACCAGACAAGGTATCACATAGTCATTCATCAGAAGTAAGTAGTCTGCAGTCCATGAGCTTGTTTCAACTCTATTCAATAGAGCCTTATACAATGGTGTTCCGAGTGCTGGCTGCAAGTGCATATCTTGAGACCTCTTGATACTGACTGCCAATATCTTGACATCTGTATTCATGTGGATCAGTCCAAGTTTTTTAAGATTCTCAACAGATAAAAGATAGTTCATGGCTTATTGTTTTTTTATTACTAATTGTTGTACCCAAATATGTCTGCAATATGGAGTGCTCACTTGTGTATCTGGATTCGTATACCATCCACCTCTGTAGTTCCACACATTGCGATCTACTCTTGAGCTGATATTGTTTATCTCATCCCTTGTGTAAAGTCTATTCAATGACAATAGTCTCAGACAAAAGTCTCTTGATTTAGTCAATACCTTTGGAACACCTGGTCTTTCCTTGTATGTGTATACGACCATGAACTGATCAATGGGAGCTGGAGCTTGGTCCAGCAATTGCTTTCCCAAATCAGTCACCTCACCATCTATAAGTAGTTCAAAGGCAATCAGTCTCTCAGTTGACTTGGTCACCTCTTCAATACTTGCACCAGTTGCTGTGGATATTGCAGCTGCATCCTCACCATCAATAAGCATTGATAGAATTGATTTCTCAAGTCCAGATATATTAGCTTTCACCTCACCAATAGTGGCAAACATCATCTCTTCTTTGCTGAATACCTCATCTGATGGTGTATCCCATTCAATGATATTAGTCTTTAGGACCTTGTAATCTTTTGAATCCACACCATATTCAGAGAATATCTGTATCTCATCAGCTGAGAATTCGTGTTTATGATCACATGATGATAGTGTAGTCGTTGGCAAACCTACAATTTTGCGAGCTTGTTCCTCTGCAATTGTTGGGAATGATGCCAATACTATCTGCAATGCAGCATCAGGAGTCAATATTCCTGACTTAATACTAGCAGCCACCTCAACAAGTGATGCGATTTGAGCACCATTTAAGGCACTCTTAGCCACGTCTACTTGTGCTGCATCAGTTGCGCCCACACCATCAGCTGTAGGAGCTGCAATCGGAGCTTGTGCTGCTACATTTATAGGTTTCACATCTACTAATTTAAGTGATCCAAGATATCCGGATAGCTTGACCATGTAATTCATTAGCCATTCAATCTGCTTCTGCCTTGAATTGATGTAGGTAGCCTTGTATATTTCAAACAAATCAGCCGTTTCAGCTGCATTGAATGAGCCATTCGGAGCAATACCAAACAATGATGGTGCCACCACTGAATGAGCTACAAGGATATTCTGCTGCACTGATTTCTCAGTCATCAAATATCTTTCATGTAGGTTATTACCATTCAATGGCAAGACTGTTGGTGCCTCATCAGCTCCATTGCTGAATGTGATGATTATCTCACCAGCATCCTCAACAGATTGAGTGCGGCCCTTGATTTGTTCTTTTATCTTTCTTTCCTCTTCAGCTGTCTCAGGCTCACCACTAGCTAGGTTGATCAATGTACCAGCCTTGAATCCGTTCTGTAATTCATACATGTGGAACTTAGAGATGTCAACATCAGTCTGAATAGCTGTAATTCCACCATAGTATGGAGGCTTAGGATAGATTCCTTTCTCTCCTTTAGCTTGCTTAGATGGCTCCTTATAGTACAGCATGAATGATCCAGTGCGATTGTTCTCATCTAGTGCTGGATAGCTTCTGTAATTAGTTGTTTCAGGAGTCTGCTGCAATGCTGACCAATCATCAGATACATAGTACAGTCTTTCATCCTCAGTCATTCTGACAAGATCAATATCCATGTGCTCCCATCTAGCTACCTTGGTACCTTCTCTGTTCCAAGTACCTACCACAGCCATTGCGCCAAAGACCTCAAAGTCAAATGCCATGCGCTGTGCAATCTCATTCATATCAAAGTCAGAGAATGGATTTGCAAGGAATGCAGTCAAGTCACCGCTTACAGTCTCAAGACCTCCACCAGCTATGTAGTATGTTTTATTCTTGATGATACCTTGATGCCATGCAGATCCTTGCAGCATCTCAATCAAAAAGAATGGATAGTCATTTTTTTTACCCCATTTGATGAATCCTCTCTGGCGATCCTTCTCCTCAATAGGCTGAAGGTATTGCTTGCTGAATGATAGGCTGGTGATCTTACTCATATATGTTATTTATTATTGTCGTATGGAATTCATTTGATGGTGAATCATCCTCCCAGACATGTGCTCTACCCTCCTCACATAGTCCATCAGCTAATTCAGGATCTAAGTTACTGCTAGATGTCTGCTGATAGATTCTGTATGTGTAGAATCCAGTGTAAGGGAATGTCACATCCACCTCATCAGTGATCTCAAACTCATCAAATCTTTGTGTAGATGTTGAGATGTTTGGCAAGATGCAATATACCTTTTCAAAGGATTGCTCCTCTTCAAATTCAAATAGCCAATAAGGGGCTGCCAGTGTCTTCAGCTCCGTTACTGTCACTATCAGTGTTGATGTCTGATATCTCTCTATTCTTAACATCTATCTTCTTTATTATTTTAGGACCAACAGCCTCAAAGATGTGCAGCAGTCCAAGTTGTATATAAAGCTCCTCATTCCCCTCTTCAATGATGAAATATCTATTCACCAAGTTACTCTTTACTTTTGATCCAATAAATCTCTTTTGTATTTTCATGGCTCTAATTTAATAAAAAAAGGGAAAGGAATACTCATCCTCTCCCCTTCTTAGTTTATGAGTAGGCAGATATTAAACTACTGGAGATTGTTGAGTCAACAAAGTAGCAATGATACCAGCTGCTACATCCGGCACCTCATTGTTTTCAAGACCAGCTAAAACGATTGTGTGACCGTTTCTATCTGACTTAAGAACTCCTGAAGTGTATTCAGATGCATCATTCACTTGAAGACCTTCATCAAGTCCAAGTGCTACATAGTTACCATCAGCTTTCTCAACAAGGCAAACTACCTCATTCTGTGCAAGCAAGTGGATCTCAGCACGAAGCTCCTTTGTATCTGATGCTAGGATCATGTTCAAAGTTTGCTCATACCAAAGTGTCCCATTATCCTTGTTCACTCGGATTGGTGCAGTATAGCTGGAAAGATTTGATTTCAATTTGTACTGGAATACCTCACCAGTGACAGTCAATGTTGTGATTTCATTGCCAGTCAAAGTTGGTCCAGTAGCGATTGCGGAAAGTGGGAATAAAATAACAGACTTGATGCCACCCTTTCCATTGGTGCATGTTCTGTCATTAAAACCCGTTGTCATATTACATGCCATCTCTTCTGTATTTTTAAAGGGGAGACCTCAGCCTCCCCATTGTTTTTAATTAGTTAGGTGAACCAGTTCCGTTCCAAACTCCGATTTGATCCAAGAATGGTACTTGTACCCCAGCTCTGAATTTAGATCTGATGTAGATAACATCATCATCTTGTGAGTACCACAAGTCGTAGTTATCAAAGTCAGAAGACAAGTCAGTTCCGAATACGAAATGAGCTGCTTTACCAGTGTAGATATTGTCAAGACCATTAAGTCCTGGTACCTTCACCACTCGCATATCTGTACCTGGTACAATAATCTCTTCCATTGTAGCAATTTGTGCTGGAGAATAATGGAAGAAGTTAAGATCTACCAAGTTCTTCATCAAGAAGTTGAAGTTCTCACGACCAGCAAAACAAACGAAATCAGCAGCCTCAGCTACAGCTTCAGGTGTATTTGTGAATGCCTCATAAAATACATCGTATGCATTAGATGCATCAATGCTTGCAGTAGCTGAAGTGTTCAAGTTCACACATCCGTTAGCAGTAGTCAAAAATTGACGGTATCCATTCATCCACTGAAGGTTACCAGTACCAGTTGCTTTATTACCTTTCCAGATTAACTTGTCTAACTCAAGAGCATGAAGGCTCAAAAGGTAGTTAGTGATTTGCGCTTCGAAAGGAAGATTCTTGTCCTCAGCAGATGCACCTGGAGTCAAAGCCAATTGAGTCCAAAAACCAGCTAGGTCTTTTTGACAAAATCTCTTCATGTATCCAAGAGTCTCAACAGCAATTGCACGATCAGTGAATACTGTATCTCCAGCTGGAGTCATTTCACAATCACCAGCTTGGTAAGTCAAGGTGTCATCCAATAATTTAATTTCTTCAGATCCTTTGATACCTTCTTGAATAGTGATGTAACGCAAAGTCTTTGCCTCAGTTACTGATCTTGTGATAAGATCTTCTCTTTGCTCATCTACATAAGCAGCCAATCCGTCTACATCGTAGTCGAATTTTTGTTTGATAAACTTTTTTAAGCTCATTTTTCTAGTTATTTAATTTGTGATTTAAGGAATAACTGTCTTGCAGTCATTGTACTATTTACTCTTGCGAATTTCTCGCTCTCAGTAGTGCTGTTTGATGGCATTGCCTTGAATGATTCGAAGTCATTTTTCATTGATGACATCTCTGTGCGTAGTGTCTCATTCTCAGTAACAATAGTCTGCATCATTTCTCCTAAAGACTCGATAACCTTAGAGAATGATTCCATCTTTGTACTTACAATTGACTCTACATCAGCTGCACTCATTGATTCTTTTGCCATTTCTTGCTCATTGATAGCTGCGATGATTACCGTAGCAATGTCATAGGCTTGGCCCATTTCAATGTTCAAAGTTGCTGCGATTGCCTCAGTAGCTTTCTCTAAAGCTGCCGGAATCTCTTCTGAAGATATAGCCTCGAAGTCTGCTGATGCAGCCTCTTCTGTAGCTCTTTCATCAATTACCTCTACCACTACACCATTGGCATCAGTGATGATCTTGATTCCAGTGAATTCACCGCCTAATTCATGTGTGCCTTCAGGAGCTGGAATCTGCTCACCATCAGCCACAATAAATACAGTAGTGCCTACTGCAAGCTCACCTTCGTATGATACAGCTGTACCATCCAAAAGCACTGCCTCACCAAATACTTGAGCTTCAGCAGCCTCAGTAGATGTTGAAAACATTGCTTTCATGTCAGCAATTGCATCCATTACTTTTTTGAAGTTCTCGTTCATTTGATTGTTATTTAATTATACTATGTTTTATTGTTCCATTTAATTCATTCAAGGCATCAAATATCTTGGCCATCATCTCAGTTTCAAGAGTGCGATCAGTTTCAGTCATCACAAATACCCCCTCAACAGAATAGCCAGTCCATTCACCAGCCTTTGCCTTTGCCCAAACCTCTGGATCAGTCACCTTGTAGCTAGTGATCCATGAGCCATCATTCACATCCTTGAATCTTTCAGGAGCTGTGAATCCTTTCTCATTGTCTATCTGGTAGCTATGGATCATGTGAATACCCTTCACC